CTAAATATGGTCTCCGCTCGGGTCGTAGGGGTCGAGCAGCGGCTCAAACCACAGCACCACCTTGAGCCGCCATCCTTGGCTTTCCTTGTGGTGCCGGATCAGCCGGTCAGTGACCAGCGTTTCGTGCGGCCAGCGCGGCATCTCCAGCAGGAGGATGGTCATCAGCGTTGCGTTGACAAAGGCGTCCAGCAGGTAGCCGATCCACAGCGCCGGGGTGCCAAAGATCAGGGCTGCGCGTGTGAGCTTCCCGGCTTCCTTGGCCCGCTTGAGGTTCATGACAGCCAGGAAGAAAATCCACAGCAGCCACAGGCTCAAGGCCAGTACGCCGACGATGATTGCAGCGCTGGTCACGGCCACACCATGGGGTCAAGGAGTGCCAGCGCGGCATCCACCGTCGCAGGCATCTCGCGTGTACCGGCCTGCACTTCGGCCAGCATGGCGTATGCCTTTGCGTTCTGCGAATCCATCCAAGTGGCGAACGCAACACCCTCTGCGTGGAACGGGCCGGGGTAGCCAGCCCGCATAGCGCAAGTGATGCGGCTGTCGTAGTGCTTGGCTTGCGCTGTTGTGTCGAACAGCTTATCCATTGCCGCAGAGATTTCAGCCGGTGTCGGAGGGACTGGTGCCGGGTCAGCGACTTGCGTCAGGCCCGGAATCTCGGACTTTGGGCGGTTGGCGGGGTATTGAGTGCCATCGGGCGCGATGTAGGCGTCGCTGTCCACAACCCGCTCGCCTTTTTCATTGATCCACATGGGAAAGTTCCTTTAGAAAGTGATGGAGAACGGTCCAACCGTCTTGAATTGGTAGATGTGGTATCCGCCCGTGTTGGAATAGGTTGGAGAACCTGTTGTCGCGGATGCAGCCGGGTAGGTATTGGGGTAGCGAACGACAACGATGCCGGAGCCGCCAGGGGCGCCAGCCGTCACAGTCACGCTATTGCCTGCGCCGCCGCCACCGCCGCCTGTGTTAGGAGACCCTGCCGTCGGAGTTGGCGATCCAAATTCGTCAGCGCCTGCACCGCCACCACCAAGGCCACCTGGGCCTTTGGTCGATGAGCCGTCCCCTGCGCCACCGCCGCCGCCGCCGCCATAATTTTGAGGCGACCCGGTGATTGAAGAAGAAATACCGGGTCCGCCAGGGCCACAGATGGGGCTTGAATACGTTCCACCAGGGCCGCCAGCGCCACCCCCTCCACCGCCAGTCCAATTGGCTGAGCCATTTCCGCCAACATTCCCTTGACCAGCTGTTGCGGAACCACCGGGACGGCTATTAGACACATCCCCCGCGCCTCCTCCGCCAGAACCTCCAGAATTACCGACAGTCAAAGGGGAAGCGCCGCCCCCACCACCTATTGCGGTGTTTCCGTCGAGCGATGAATTGCCACCGTTATTGCCAACGGATGTAACGGCTCCGGGGCTAGCACCGCCGTCGCCAACCGTCCCTGTGATAGTCGGTCCAGACGGTTGGTATGCAGTGAGTGGCTTTACCCCACCACAACCCCCACCGCCGCCGTCAAACCCCGATCCACCAGAACCCCCGCCAGCAACGATCAGCGCGTCAATCAAAAGGATTGACTTTCCCCCAACAAGAAATGGCGCAGCACGACCAATGACGCTCATTGCGAGTCCTTCCCGTAGGAAAGCGTACCCTTGCCGCCAATGAACGAATGCACGCCCGATTGCGAACCGCTGGTAGCGATGTAGGTACCCGCCCTGCAGTTGACTAGTGATGTAGACAGGTGGAACGTGTTGGCGTCAATCACATGCACCCAATACGTTGTGGATGCCGCCAAGCCGGTAGGCAGCGCACCAGTCGTCGTCATCTGGCATTTGTGGCCCGACTTGAGCCCATGGGAAGGCACCGTAACCACGCATGGTGTGGCAATGGTCATTGTCGCCGTGGCACTCTTGAATGCGTGAATCGCGTAGGCCGCAACGTCATGCGCATACGCGGACGTAGACAACTGGCCAATCGAACCACCGAACCATGACCAGAACCACGACAATGCCAGCGTGCGCGATCCCGTGTTGTCTTGGTAAATGTCAATGATGCCCTGTTGACCAGCCGCGCCATTGATTGGTACCGCCAGTGTGCGGTTTCCGCCCAAGGTCACCTCATAGGTGTTACCCAATGACAGGTCCAGCGCAATGGTTGCCGCGTCTGTCAACGCATAGGGCAATCCGCGCTGCGCACCGCTGAACACCTGCATTCCATTCAGGTCCGCAACCGTACCATCGCGGTCCTGCCAGGTGTAGGTGCGGCTGGCCGTATTGGTGTTGGTCTGGTAGCTGGTATAGGTTCCCGCTACGTTGACCATGTTGATCTTGTACGAGGTCAAACCGGGAACACCATTCGGTACATCCTTGGCCTGCACCGGAGAGGACGCAGACACGCCCCAGGTGATGCTGGTGCCAGACCCCACGGCTACTGTGAAGTTAACCGTAATCGCTCCGGTACTTGCGTTAAAAGCCGTAATGACACCCGCCGACCAATTTGTCGTGGGCGCTCCGGTATCTGTCCGCGTGACCCACTGGCCGACAGCAAACGCTTTGCCAGTCTCCACCAACGTGAATGCCTGGGAGACCGTTCCGTTCGTCATGGACGTGGTGCTGGTGGCGCTGGTGTTGGGCGCATTGATTGCTGCACCTGCAGCGGCGATAGCTAGATCCGCCTTGGTAGTAGCAGTCCCGGCCGCAGCGACCGCGCTAGCTTCCTTGGCTATGACCTCTAGGCGCGCCGCCTCAGCCTCCACACTGAACGTGTGCATTTCGCTGCCAAAGAAGACGTCACAGTCCGCTTTGAAGGTCGAGGCAGTTCGATCCAGGGTGCGTAGTGGTGTGATGGGTGGCATCAGATACCTCCTTTGATTTCGAGCGAGCAGACATGCTTTTTCTTTTGCTCGATGACGATGTAGAAATCACTAAACAGGCCGTACATGGCCGCCTCTCCTAGGTCTTCAACACCGGTCGGAATGTAGGCACACAGAATGCCGTCGAGCGCCCGCAGCGCGCGGTAGATGTAATTGAATCGGCTCTTGTCCGTGGTTACGGTAAAACTGCCCTTCTTGCTGCTGGGCCGGCGCACGATGACCAGGTCGCCGTAGTCGTTTTCATTGAGCTTGGTTCGGCTCTGGATACCCACTTTGGCCCCCAGGCGGGTCTGGCCCAGCTCGGTGACGCGCCCTGGCTTGATCACGCCGGCTGCGGCATCACCGCTCGTAGTGTTCAGCGTCACGGTCAGCTCGCAGGAGGGGTACTGGGCCGGCAGGTCCGTCAGCATCACGCCGGTGAGAAATTCCGGCTCGGAAAAAAACCAGTCGTACACCGATTCGATGCGGGTGGCGTCGAAGTCCAGAGACCGGTTGAAGACCACCGTGCCGCCGGGGTAGTCACGCATCACCACGCTACCGGTGCGCGCCACCGCATCCATCAAGATGAGACCATCGGTGCTACCCGGCCTAAACACGGTGGTCAGCGGCGATGCCCCACTTGTTGCCGTCCCCACTACGTCATCAAACGCAGCGCGTGCGTTGGTCGCACCTACCACTGACCACTTGGTCGAGTCTAAGAGCGCGTTGCCCTGGTTCGCCGCTACTGCAGACTTGTAGACCAGATGCGTGGTGTTGTCCTGAACCATTTCATTCAAGGCATAGGGCACCGAAGATGAGTAGGCCTGGTACAGCGTGCAAACCGCCTCCCACCAGGTGGGAGAAGTGGCAGGATCATGCCCCGAGTTGGCAGCCTGCTTGCTCTTGAAAACCGTGATCAGGCCCAAGGCTCCGGCAACTGACGCGAAAGCGCCAAGTGCATAGGGCGTTGCTGGCGCGTAAGCGGCTGGCGCCACTTCAAACACGGAAATGCTGGATAGGATGGCGTCCGTGAAAGCGTGCGGTTTGACGATGCGAAACCCTGCATCTTTGGTCATACGGCCCTCACTGGAACGAACTCGCCCTTGGTCATAACCAACTTGACCGCGATCGCATCCTCATCATCGGGAATAACTCGCGACAGCATCCGTGCCACGGCAGCGCCATAGATGGCAGTAGCCTCGGTATTGGCCTCTATGGCATCCAGGCGATCCGCGTGGGAGCGCAGCTCCGTCAGGATTTCGCCGTCTCCACCACTGCCACCAGCATTCGACAACATGGAGCGCGTCTGTGGCGCTGTGTAGATGCGCGCAGGTGGCAGGTAGGCCAGCTCGGGGCCTTCCTCGCCGACCATGGCCCAGCCGCCTGCATGGGAGCCACCGCCCGCGAACTTCGGGACGTAGGGAACCCATGATCCATCGAGATTCTTGAGCTGCATCGCACCCGTTTCTGGGTTGCGATCAACTGTGTGCTGCCCGTCCGGCATCATGGAGCCGTTTTGCGGCATCCCAATGGGTTGCCACGCCCCGTTGGCATACTCATAGCCATCGTAGCCATTGGCAGCCTGACCGCTGAAGTTCTGCGAGGCGAGCCATGCAAGAGTCTTGTCCTCGTACATCACGTTAGTACTGCCACCGGCAGCGGACTGGCTGATCGCCGCTGCGCTCACGGCCGGCTTACTTGATGCTGCGCTAACCGATGCGCTCACTCTTCCAAGCGTAGCCAGCACGTTTGCCGCGAACATGGACTGCTCCAGTGCTGATCCGCTCTGTGCCTTCTGGGCGTCCACAAGCTTCTTGGCCAGATCAGGGAGACCCTGGTACGCGGTCAAACTTCCTGCCTCGGAAGAGGCAACATCCGTGGCGAACTGCGCCTGCAACTGGGCGAAGCTGCTCGGGCTGGATTCGATCAGGGTTTGACGCAGATCCTTCATGGTCTGCACGATGGAATCGGTGGCGCGCTGCCAGGAAGACAGAGCGCTGTCAGTTGCCGTTGACCCACTACTACCGGAACCACCGCCGGCAGCACTGGACCCACTGCTGCCACCACCTGAAGCGGCCGATTTGGAAGCCCCTTCATTGCTAGAGGCACTCTTGCCCCCTACGAAGGTAAAAATGTCCTGCTGGTACTTCAGCAGCGCCTGGGCCGCGGCCGAATTGGGGTCCAACGAGTTGTAGTATTCCAGCGCGCTCTTTTGCGTGGCGCCCATGATCTGATCCATGCTCAGGCTCAGACCCGAGTCGGCCAGGTTCTTCTGCAGCATTTGCGCCTGAAACGCGCGCACGTCTGACGAGGTACCCCAGTTCTGGATCGCCGACAGCATGTTGCTGGCAGCGGCGCGGGCGGCCTGTGCCGAGGCGTCAAATGCGGGGGCCAGGGCCAGTACGGATGCAAGCAGGTTCTGGCCGCTCACGGTTGTCACATCGATGCTGGACACCAGGGCCTTGAATTCGGCCTCGGTCGTAGGGATGGAGTGCCCAAGCTTGGCCAACTCGGGCTCCAGCTTGGACCAGCTGGAGGTAAGCGCGTCGTTTGCATGGGCGGCCTTTTCGGAATCGCTGTACATGGACGCGACGTAGGCCGAAACCGCCTGATTCATCTTGTCGACGCCACCAAAGGCATCCTTGACCCCGTTCAATGTCTGGTAGCTGAGGCCGGTCAAATTGAGTCCTGGCACAGCGCCCAACACCTCATACGCGCTCTTCAAGTCTTGTGCCGACTTGATGGCGGCATTCACACCGTTCTGGTCGAGCTTGGATGCGTCGATGCCGTCAAACACGCCCTGCATCCACTTGGGCAGCTCCGACGACTGCAGGGCCGTCAGCACGGCCTGGCTGGCTGCGAGCTGCACGGCACCTGGGTCAGCATGCTGCTCGCCGCTGTCGTACACGTTCTTGCCGCCAATGTTCAAGCCGGTCCGATACCGGTTGAGGCCGTCACTGTTGGTAGAGCCACCAAAGCCGAACTCGGTGGCCACGGTCCCGATGCCCAGGCTCTTGGCAGTGTCCATGTAGGAGCGATTCATGGCCTTTACGGCCTGATCCGCACCCGAGTTGTCCACGTCGGTGTAACGGTGTGGCGTGGCGCTTGTCGTGTTGCCGGCCTGGTCAAACTGCATGGTCGATTCACCGGTGGACCTCATCCATCCCTTGTCGCCGCCAAAAATCCCCAGCAGTGCAACCGTACCCAGCGCCGCCCAGCCCCAACCTGGTATGGCAGCCAACACGCCGCTGGCGCCGGCCTCGGCCCCGGCCGTTGCGGCTGCGGCGCCGGCTTCAGCCCCTGCAGTTGCAGCCGCAGCTCCAGATCCTGCGGCGGTACCAAATGCACCATTGGTGGCCAGCAGTCCATCGATACCCGTGCCCGTTGCATTGGCCGCAATAGTTCCGGCTGCATTTGCACCGGACATGGTCCCGGAGAGGTATTGACCGCCCACCGTCGCCACGCTGGACCCCACGCTGTACAGGGATGCCGCGTTGCTGGCCATACCAGGCATGGCCGCGTTGGCCACCGCGCTGCCGCTCAAGGACGTCGACGCGCTGAAGAGCCAACGCTTGAGCGTCATCTGGTACAGCCAGTCGAAGAAACCAGCCTTCAGAGACTCACGCAGGCGGATTGCTAAATCATTGCCACCCTGCAGGATGTTGGTGAAGGTAGTGTGTGCGGCACCTTCGATGGAGACCCACATGTCCTTCTGGGCTTCCAGCCCCTCGGTATTTCTGAGTACCTGGATCAGTTGGCGCTGGCTGTCGATCTGCTTTTGCAGAGACTCGTAGCCTTCCGAGCCTTCACGTACCTTTGCCTGTGCGGACTGCAGTGTCAGCAAAGTTACTTCAGCAATCTGGCTCTTACTTTTGCCGTATTGATCAAACTGCTCCTGGGCGGCTTTCAGAGCGGCCTTGGATGCCTGCACCGCCTTGTTGTACCCCTCGGTCTGGGCCTCAATGTAAGCATTGATGCCATCGTATTCCTTGGTGCGTGCGGCCTGGCGGGCTGCGGCGTCGGCGATCAGTTGCTTGGTCGCAGCTTTGTCGGCTTCAAGTGCTTTCTCTCCGGAAACCTGCTCATCCAGCAGTGCCATTACTTTCTTCTTCTGCTCGCCAGTCAACTTCAGTGTTTTGTCGGCCAGATCCGCCTGAATTTTTGCCCGATCTTTTTCACCGGCTGTCAGTGCCGCCTGCGTGTCCAGGTCGAGCTTGTTGGTAGCGATCTTTTCTTTGATGCTTTTGATAAGGCGTTCATACTCGGTCAGCGCTTGCGCTTTGGGCGCTGGTGTGGTGTCTCCGAACTTGTGGTTATCGCCATTCATAGCTTGTTGAATGAGCGCTACCCCCTTCAGGTACTGGGCTTGTGTGATTTGCCCGGTCTCCAGCATCTGTGTGTAATTGATGATTGCGTCTTGGGTCTGCTTGAGCTTGTCAGCGACTGCTGCTGCACCCTTGGCGGCCGTGTCTGCCATGGCCTGCTGCCTGGCATCAAAGGCCTTTTGAAACCGATCAGCCCGCGCACCAAGCTCGACGTTTGCCTCATCCAGCAATGCCAGTGATGCCTTGATCTCAGCATCGCGCTTAGCAACCAACTCGCCGCGCTGTTTCCAGACATCGGGGGCATTGCCCAGCTTATCCAGTTTCCGTTGGTACTCTTCAGTGATGTCTCCGGCCACGCTTCGCTGCGCTGCCCAGTTGCCCACCATCTTCACGCCGGTCAGCATGTTGTCGACCGCGTTGGCCACGCCCACGAACACCTGTGCCAACTCCATGCCCCAGGCCTTGAGTTCGCCATTGGCAGCAAGCGCCCGCGCCTCGGCATTGGACTCCTTCAGATGGCTGGTATAGGCCATTACCGCAACGGTCAACACTTCATTGAAGACCTCGCCCTGAACCGTCTTCAGGTCTTCGGTGTAGCGCTTCATGCTGTTGAGTTGCTTGCCGGCCGTGTCCATGGCGGCTTCATACGTGCCCGCAATGTCGGCGCCCGCTTTCATGACCGAGTTCAGCACGCCTTGGGTACGCTCGTTCTGTGTTAGAGCATCGACATGCTTATGCAGCGTGTCGGCCATGGCCTTGTACGACTGCTCCATGCTCACGTTCAGTCCAATGGTGCGCAGCACGTCGGTCTGTCCGGTGCTGATGCCGTGGATCATGGCGGCAAACGCATCGCTTGAATTCATGTTGCCGATCACGGCAGCATCCTGGGCAATGCGCGCCAGCTTCTGTGCGTTGGCTAGGTCAATATGGGCTTGCACCAGGCGCATGGCCTGCTGGCGCGACTCCACCATGCTGATACCCATGGCCTGCATGCCAGATGCCGCCATGTCCATCTGTGCGCCGGTATAGCCAGCGTTCTGGCCCACCACCCGCATGGCCACGCCCAGCGTCTCATAGCGGGCGTTGAGCATGGCCATTTCCTTGGCCATGCCGATGATCTTGTCCACCACGAACACGCCAGCCAGCGTTTGGGCCACGGCCACTGCCGTGGACTGCATCTGCTCCAGCTTCTGGCGAATGGCGTCGACGCCGCTGGCTGCCTTGTCGCCAGCGCCTTTGGCTCCATCACCCATTGCATTGAAGCGATGCGTGATTCCATCAATGGTTGCGGACACCACCTGCCCGCCATCCATCGCCAACGTGAATTTGACTTCGTTTGCCATCAGTCAGGCCTCTTTTCGGCGAGGGCCATAAGTGTGGCGGATTCCATAGCCTGCAGACCTGAGAACATTTCCTGAAATTCCTTGTTCTTGATGCGGGCCACCTTGCGCATGTAGCTGATCACACTGTCATAGTCCAGGCCGCTGCGTTCACCCAATCCGCTAACACGCCATTGCGTCTGAATCCGCTGCCAGAGGTTGAACGTCGGAAGATTGCATGGCCAGAGGTAAAACTTCTCCTCCTGCTCCATTTCGACGTCCTCGTCCTCATCGCATATTTGCAGCCCATGCGCTGCGGCGGCTGAATCAAATGAATCGGTCGACTCGTCCGCCTCGTCGTCCCTACTTTTCAGCAGGCCGAGCGCCTGAAGGCGCGCGACCTGTCTCAGTTTTTTAGCTTGGCGTTGGACTCCTTCACGTAGGAGATGTAGATCGCCCCAGCCACGCCGGGTGCGCCCAGCATGCAGTCCAGTGCTTCTGGACTGAACTCGGCCGGCTTCTTGTCCGCATCCAAGACAAGGCGCTGATTCTTCCAACCGGTAATCACACCCATGGACAACAGCCCTTGGCGGTAGTTGAACTCGACCGCCTTCATATGCTCGTCCTGTTCCTCGGGCGAAATGCGAGTCGCCAGGATCGTGAAAGCGTGCTTCTTGTCAACGCCGCCTTGTTTGAGCGTGAAGTTGACAGGCACTTCGATCTCGGGGTTTTCGTCAATGGATAGGGTGAATTGGGACATGGTGGTATTGATGTGTTGGCTTGGTGATTGAACTGGGTCAGTTACAGGCAGACGAGGCGCAGCTCGTCATTGCCGTTCACAGGGTTCAACTTGAACCCCATTTCGGCCAGACGCTTGCCATTTTTTTCTGCCTTCTTGTGGCTCTTGAACCGGTGCGCTGGGGCAAAAAGTATGATTCGGTTGCCAGCGGTCTTACCAATCTCAAAACCCATGGTCTGAATCGTTCCGGCTCCGACCATGTCAAGAAGGGCAACCTCTTCGGCGGCCGACACCTTGATACTGGTAGAGCCGGTGATCTCCCGGTCGCTGATGCCAACTTCGTCGCCCGACAAGAATTCGTCCGCGTCGACCTTGTTGCCGCTGCTCAATGTCAGGCCCGTGGTGTTGTAGGGTGTTCCGCCCGTCAACGCCCCGGCGGCGTATGCCACGCCCAGCTTGATGTCCACAACGTTCTGTTTGCGGATGGGTACTGGCGGCTTCCAGGCGGTCAGCACACCGGTTGCATTCGCTGCGGCTGTAGCAGGAACGGGGATGCCGGTGAAGTCAAACTTGAGCTTGGGCGCCGCCCCGACCATGGCGGACAGCTCGACGCTCCCAAAAGAGCCCAGCATCTTGTGCAGGACACCATCGTCATACCAATAGATCGATAGTGATTTCAAGGCATCGGTCGCCGGCAGGTACTCAATACGCGCCGGCATGGTCAACCCCGTCAACTCCGAGAACCCGCAGGCCAGCAGCAGCGGAGCCCAGGCAGGCGCAACGGCTGCATCACCCGATCCCGAAAGTGACACGGAAAAACTGCACTTGGAGAAGATTGCGCCCACCAAGGTTTCGCTGGAGCCCAACCATGCCGTGACATATTCGATCTTGATTTCCTTGGCCTCCACCGGAGTGATGGACATGTCAAACACCTTCAGGGCGTTGAGGGCTCCGGTGGGGACGGCATCGATACCGACTGTGGCCTCCAGTGCGGCAAGAATGACGGTCTTTTTGATAAAGCGGGTGGACATGGTGAATGGCTCCGTGCTGGTCTGTTGGAAATGCTTTAGCGAGGGCGCTTAGGCCGTTTGCGCCTGGGCTGTAAGTGGATCGGCCGGCGTAGCTGGCTTGGGGTTCTTGTCTTCCCAGTCCAGCTTGTCAGCGTTCCAGGCCCATTGGCCGCCACCTGGCACAGGCACCATTTCAGGGGTCCGTGCGGGGGTAGCGGCGGGCAGTACGGCAGAAGCGGCCACAGGGGCGATTTCTCCGCTTGCCGTGGCATTCCCAGACGTTGCCGTGGTGTCGGCGGGTTGGGTAGAGGGCTTTGGTGCCATGTCAGTTGCTCCAGTAAGAGTTGTTCAAAACGAATTGGTCGATCCACCACAGGCGGCCGTTGTCATCCAGGCGCAACAGCCGTCCAGAGCGAAAGCGCATCGGCTCACCGGTGGCCGCTTCCGGCACCCAGCCAATCAGCGCGGTGAACAGCCGGTTGCGCAGTTGGGTCAGGTCGTTCAAAGCGGCGGCGCCCTTGGCGTCAACGCGGTTGCTGACCACATGCACCACGGCAAACACCTGGCTGATTTCCTGTTCGATGGAACTGAGCGTGTCGATGTCCGAAGTGGCGTCATCAGCCATGGGGATCACGTATGCGCTGGGTGTTGACGGGTTGCCGTCGATAGCGGCGTCAAACTCGGCCGCTGCGCCAACGAACTTGAGTCCGGTCAGCTCGGCCTTGAGGCGGGTAACCAGGGTGCCGGGGTTGATCATGCGAAGCCCCGCAAGGTGTCGTCAGTGATCGCACGCGGCGTGAACGAGTGGTATGCCACGTCAATGCCAGACACTGCTGCCGTCTCCTGCGCGTCCAGCTTTACCTGGCCGTCTGCCAAGCGCTTGAGCAGGCTCACCACGTCCTCGTAGCGCTGACGGACTACGTCCGGTGTTCCGGAGCCATAAAGGCTGTAGCGGGCGATATCTGATGCCATGCGCACGAGCATCGGAGGCGTGGTGGACAAGGGCAGTGCGTAGCGCCCCGCCAGGTAGCCGTTGATCTCCGCATCGGCATCAGCCAGAGCGCGGCTCAGCGCAGCCGTGTCGATGGTCGAACCATTCACACGGTCAGTGAGCTGGGCCAGCTCTGACTCGCCGAAGCGGTCGATCAGGTCTGCCTGGGTGGCGTACGTCATGGGATCAGCGTCCGGTCAGGTTCATCAAGCGTGCGAGTGCTTGACGATCTGCATCTCAAACAACTGGCCAGCCGCCGAGGTGGCGCCCAGGGCGCGGCCACAGTGGTCAGCCAGGCTGCCTACGGCGCCACGGCCGGTGCCGTCTATGGCGGGCTTGATGTAGTCACCAAATGCGACCGCTTCACTGCATTCCACCGGGAACGAGTACTCGGTCACCACGCACAAGGCATCGCCCACTGCGGCGGCGGTTTCAGATACGCCTTGCGCGTCGTGCACGCCTCCGGCCGCTGTGGAATAGGCACCGTCATAGGCAATGATGCGGTTAGCAGCCAAAGCAGCGGTGGCCACCACGGTGACCGCATCTTCTTTGTGATACTGCAGACCAGAATTGTTTTGAGAGGGCATGAAAGGCTCCTGCTATTGGGGGGTGGATGAACGGGGTGGTTACTTCTTGCCGCCGGTCTTGACGGGTGCCGCCGTGGACTGGGTTGCCGCTTGCACGGCCTTGCGCTCAGCCTCAAAGGCACGAGCCGCCTTGGCCTTGTCGCGGGCGTCCCCTTTCTCCTGGGCGGCGGTCTCATCGGGGTCTTCAATGGCACCGCAGGCCTTGAGTTCCCGGGCGTCGTGGTCGCTCAGCTCGGGCACTTCCTGGCCAGGCTGAATCTCGGTGCGTACGCCTTCGACCATGATGACCACGGTGACCTTGGCAATGAATTTGGGCATGTTCTCTTTCCTTCAAATGTCCGGGGTAAGTGCCCCGGGGCCAACGCCCCGGGGGTCTACTCGCTCAGGGGGGTTATTTCGGGTTGGTGAACAGGAAGGCGGCCGTGTTGTAGGCCACGTTGGGCAGGCGCTCATAGGTGGCGCCATACACCCAGCTCTTCAGGCCGTTGTCGTAGTACGGTGTCTCGGCGAACGGGTGTCCGTCGATCACGTTGGTGAAGCCAAAGCCAGGCTCAGCCAGGCTGATGGTGTTACCTGCGCCGCCAATCTTGGGCACATAGGCCAGCACGGCGTTGTTGCCCCACACGTCCTGGCCGGTATCGGTGTTGTCCACCCATACGGCATCGCCGCATACCACTTCGTCAACTTCGAGAATCTTGGCCAATTGATCCAACGTGGCCACACCTTGCTGAGTCGCCGGCAGGTAGGTCTTGACTTCGGCATTGGTCTCCAGCGCCAGCTTGGCGTCGGGCGACAGGGTCAGCCGGTTGGGCCGCTTGCCGATCTTCTTGCGGATCGTGTTGGCGGCTGCGCGGATGTCGGTCACGGGCGTGCCGGTGGCGGCACTCCACTTGGTCGCACCAGCCAGTGCCACGACATGGCCAGCGGCATAGGTGCCAACGGTGGTAGCCAGGCCGGCCACTTCCAGCTCGTAGTCCAGACCCAGGATGTCATTGGCGGTTGCCATGGCGATCTGGGAGATGTCCAGGTGGTTGGACACGTTGAGCTTACGGCTCTCGTCGGCCTCACGGATCAGCTCACGCGGGATGGGAACTTCCACCGCGTACTGGGCAACGCTGTAGATCTTGCCGTCGTACTTGATGTCGACGCGTTTGGTCGGCGCACCAGGCGCACGGCGCAGGTTGTAGCGCTTCAGGCGCTCATTGCCCAACTGGGCCAAGGCCACTGAGCTGAGTGCTTGCGGCAACCGGGGGAACAGCTTCTCGGCCACCATGGTGCCTTGGCCGAGGCCGAGCAGCAAACTGGTGAGGATAGGGTTTTGCTTCAGACGAATCTCTGCGGCGGTCATCATGGTGGTAAGTCCTTCAGGTGGTGGGGTTAAGGGGAGCGATCAGCTTCTGGACTGGATCAGCTCGTAAAGGCAGTGACGGCGCCCACCGCTTCGGCGTAGCTGACGTTGTGCTTGGCGGCATGGGCCTTGGCCAGCTTGTCCACGTCGGCATCGCTCATGTCCTTGGTGGCCATGCCGGTATCTCCGCCGCCAGCGGCGTGCTCGCCAAATTGCACTGTGGGCTTGGCGCGCTGGATCAGGTCTTTGACAAAGTCCACGGCGGACACGGTCTTGGTTGCACCGCCTTCGGAAAAGCTCACTTCCTTGGCATCGTGCAGGCTGGACATCAGGGCCACGGCGGCTTCTTTTTCCTTGGGCAACAGCGTGCCGGCCTTGATCTGCTGCTCGCAGAAATTGGTGAAGCCGGCAATGCGATCGCGCTTGGCGGCCTCGGCAAACTGGGCCAATTGCGCGCGGGCATCAGCGGCTTCGGACTCGGCTTTGGTGCGCGCAGCATCAGCCGCAGCGGCTTGCGCTTGGGAAGCGACCAATTGGTCTTGCAGTTCTTTGCTCATACGGAGTTGCTCCTGGTTAAAAAGTGGTTCGGAAAAATTCACCGTATCGGCGCTGTCTGCCTCGGCGAAATCGGCCAGGCCGGCAATGGCGGGCGGCTGCGCGCCCAGGAATGCGACATGGCGCAAATACCATTTGCCTGGCGTGGGGTTGTTTGGATGCGTGGGGCGGTAAAAGGCCGAAGACCGCTTCTTGAACATCTTGCGGTCGACCATCTCGGCGAACTGCGGCTGCACCTGGTGCGTGTCCATGGCCAGCTTGCCGTCAGCGTTGACCACCAAGCCCTTGACCCAGCCGTAGGCAGGAAGATCGCCTGCAGGGTGACCAATGGTCAGTGGTGCCTCACGCACGCTGGGGTCATAGCCAGCGACGATCCCGGCCACATCCGCTTCGCTGAAGTTGTGGACGTTGCCAGCGTCATCAATGTGGCGGCCGGCGCGGAAAATCTCAATCTGCGAGGGCAGACTGGTGAGCGTTGCGGAGGGGTCTTTTGAGGCCATGTCGCAAGTTTCTTGCGATAGCCTCCATGGGAGTAACTGAAGCGTTTCAGTTATTCACCGTCGCGGTGGACGACGGCTATGACAGGTCGAGTTGTCCCTGGCGCAGAGCGCGCTGCTCGCGTATCCAGGCGGCCTCAATCTGGCGCACGTGGCGCTCCGTTATCTTGCCACACAGCATGGCCACTTCCTGGTAGCTTTTGCCCTGGTTGCGCAGCTCAATGACGCGCCTGGCACGCGCGCTGGCCAGCAGCTCGCGGCCGGCCTGAATATAGGGCTGTGTGCCGCCCAGATCGGCCGCTATGCCTTTCGTCAGCTCCAGGGATAGGGATGCCAGATCATCGTCGCCGTAGCGCCCGGTGAACAGGGCCTTCAGGGTCAGGTAATGGCTGAGCGCAAAGTCGCGCCAGGTGTCGGGCATCAGCGGATCAAACAAGCGCTCCAGGGGCGCAATTTCTTCCGCGTCGAGGTCGCTCACGTCTGGCCGCTCGGCCATGGCATGCGGCTCCATCAAGCGGTCGAATTGCGCTCCACTATCCATGCTGGGCCTCCTGGCGGATAGGCTCCGTGGGAACACCCACTCGACGGCACCAGCGCTTGAGCGCCTCAATCACACTGTTGACCTGGTGACCGTTCAGGAAGCGCCAGTGGTCCATATGGGTCTGGCGCTTTACATACGCCGTCAACGCCGCATCCGTGTCGGTATGCACATGGCCGGCTGCGGCCAGCGCCCCCCACAGTGCCCGCGCCTTGGCCCAGCGGTCGTCCAGGTCGGCGGCGGCCACATGTGCTGCAGGCTGGCGTTTGGGCGTGTATGCGGGCTTTTCGCCCTTGGCCGTGGCTGCATCGGCCTGCAGCTCTGCCAGGCGTGCCAGCAGCCGCTTGCGCTGCTGATCCGTCATATCGGCAGCGCTTTCCTTGCCGGTGACCGACTGCTTGAGCGCACAGGCGTCTTCCTTGCTGATGCCCAGTGCCTTGAAGGCGATGTGGATCGCAGCCAGGTAGTTCTTGCTCATGCGTCCACCCAGCCCTTCACGGCATCCCAGCGGATCAGAGGTGTCTGGTGCGCATCGGCGATGGATATGCGCAAGCCGGCCTTGCCGCCAGGGTCGGCAATGACGACCAGGTTGGCGGCTGCGGCCTGCAGCGCCTCGACGTCGACCTTGTCCATGTCAAAGGACAGCACATCGCGCCAGGCGCCCTTGGTGTTGATCTGAAGCTTGCAGGGGCGTGCCATGGCTCAGTGCACCGTTGCCAGAGTTTCCTGGCATTGCTTGGCCGCTGCGATCCAGCTGGCCTTCATGTGGCTGGACATGGACTCCCACGCAACGGTGGTCACACCGGTGGCGTTACGGAATTCCTCCTGGAAGGCCAGATAGGCCTGCTTTGCGAGTTGCTCCAAGCTGATCATTTCACTGTCTCCCCGTTGGTGTTTACTTCAATGGCTTTCTGAACGTAGTGCAGGGCCTTGTAAAGGTCTTCGACGCCGTTCTTTTCCTTCCAGCGTGTCAGATACTTGATGGCATTCCCTTCCAGGAAGCCGATCTTGTTGGCGGCGATGTAGTCCCATGGCTCAATGGTCAGACCCTTGTAGTGCTGGCCACCGTGCTGAAGAGAATTGGCTGTCGACTTGACTTCTGCCACTTTTGCTGCCGGCAGTGAGGCCACACCACGCCGGGGTTTGGCGCTTGTGATTGGCCCCGCTTGTGTACTGCCCTTCTTCTCCAACCATGTCTGGAATCCGATTGCCGCGAGAGTGCGTGCCCGGTAGAACTTGCGACCATCACGCTCGCTGTAGGCGATCAGTTCCGCTTTAGCCGTCTTCCACGCCAAGTCCGCAGCAGCCTGGACGGTAATGCCCATGGCCTCGGAGATGCCGTCGGTGTTCAGCTCACCGCATGCTTCCAGCGTCTTGATCAGGCGCTCACGCTGGGGGGAGGCCCTGACCTTGCGTTGCGGCTTGCTGTCAGCGGGCTTGCTGCCCAGCGCGAACACCGAATTGGCGCCGATACCTTCCGGTGCGGCAGTAGTCGCGGCAGAAGTGAATACATGGGTAAAGTCACCCGAATCATCGATTGGAGCGGCATTGGTGCTCATGCTGCCGCCACGTCGAGGTTGATGGATACATAGTCGCCCGTGGCATCGTCGCGCTCGTAGAACCGGATGTATGGCTTGGTGCTGGACACGCGCATGCTGTCGCCGATCGCCTGCATTGCCCGCAGCCATTTCTCGTCGGTGATCTCCAAACGGCGCAGGCCCAGCACGCGGCCAGTGCTGATCTTGCCTGCGGCGTCGACCTGAAAGGCATCATTCACCAGCACCTTGATGTTGGCGTTGGAGCCCTTGCTCCAGCTCTGGATGCATTCGTCGATCAGTGCCTTGGCGGCCTGCAGCCGTTCATCAAAGACGATGGTGGGCTGCACTTGGCGAATCACCTTGTAGCGACCATCAAAGGAGACCAGCGTCACGTTGCCCTTGGCACCGCCGTGCTTCACCTCATATTCGGCCAGGCTGCGAGCCACGAAGTCATTGACGGCCTGCATAGAGGTGACCTTGAAGCCCAGCAGTCGGGCGCTCTCCGTTTTGGCCTGCTCGCACAGCTCGGTGACTGTCCTGCTGCGGTCCTTGTCAATGTCCTTGATCTTGGCGACTGGCACCAGGTTGCCCGTGGCATCCTGCCAGTAGCCAGGAGGGATAGTGTTTGCAGTTGCGTTCATTGGTGATTCCTTCAGTAGAAGTGGATGGGGTGTTGCGGGTTGTGTTGCGTTGGGCGGCTGCCTTGTTCAGGCCGCGCTGCACCTTGGCCAAGACCTTGGGGTCTGCGCGGTAGCAGGCCTTGCACCAGGAGTGGTAGCCCTTCTTGGGCGTGAAGAAATAGAACTCCGGGTCTTCCGGCCAGAAGTCCTTGCACTTGGCGCACTGGATCTCGGTGCCAGCGTCGGTCTCAATGCGCGCGCGTTTCATGGCGTAATGCCTTTCTGCCTGGCGTCGGCCAGGACGGCCGCGATGTGCTGGCGCTGGGCTGCTGGCATGGGCGCCCGGGCGGCATCGTCCCGGTCCAGCTTGGTCAGCGCCGGGTCAACATCGCCATACACCTTGCTCAGGGCGGCGCCGACGGGCAGTGCCTGACCCCGCACCTGGACGGTGTCTTGGCGGGGGGCGGTGCGCGCGGCGGCTTCGCTCTGGGCCTCGGCTCTGGCCTCCACCTTGTCGGACAGGCCAACCAGAATGGAGTACAGGTAGCCGTGGCCTTTCATGGGCAGGTCCAGCTTGCCGATATCGCGGGCGGTCAGCATCTGGTCGATGGCTTGTGCCCACAGAGCCAGCGGCACCGTCCACTCCCGGCCCTTGTGCGTGATGGCCTGGCGCTCCAGGTCCGGCAGCAAGGTCATGATCAGCTTGACCTGCTTGGGCACGGTCAGGCGGGTCTTGGGCGGTGCGAACAGGGTGCAGTACTGCAGCACCCGGGCGCCGAGCGGAATGCTGACGCTGGCCAGCCGCGCGAAGGCACGCTGGGTGTCTTCGCTGCTGAACAGTTGCGCCAGCGTCAGCTCAGTGCCGCAGACCGGGCAGGCAATGTCTTGCTGGCTCACTGGGCGCACCCCCGAAGCATGCCGACAGCAAAGCCCAGCAGGCCGGACACCGCCATCAGGGCAACAGCCAGCGCCAGGTCGCGCAACAGGTTCTGGCGGGTGCTGTGCTCTACCGCGCCAGGCGCATAGGGGTAGCGCTTGCTCATGGTGAAATCCAGGCGCTGATGCGTTTGGCCTCCGGGAATGTGTCCATCGCGCTGATCACTGCGTCAAAGCCGTCCTCGTACAGGCCTCTGAGCACGCTGATTAAGCCGTCAGCCATGGTGATCTGGATCAGATAGCTGCGCATGATCAGCACCCCGCAACAACGTCGGCCGTGACCTTGGGCCAGGCGGCGCGGGCAGCGGCGTTCATGGCACGCGCCACCAGGTTGTTGACCACCAGGGGGTAGCAGGCGCTGGTGGCATCGGTGGGCTTGCCACCGCGCGGCATGCGAATCAGGCGGGCGCGGATGGCGTCGAACGCATCGGGCTCAAACACGTCGGCCAGCTTCAGATCAAAGCGCGAGAACTTGTGCTGCAGGTAGCCCTCCAGCTCGGCGTCCAGCGGGTCCAGGGTGACCACCTCGCAGCGCTGCGCCACCTCGCGCACCTCGGCATTCTGGCTGGAGAGGCGCTGGCGCAGCTCGGGCTGGCCGATCAGCGCAATGCCGAGTAGGCGCTGCATGCCGTCTTTCAGCTCCAGGAAGCGCTTCAAGTGCTTGAGCGTTGCCAGGGGCAGGCAGTGCGCCTCTTCAATCACCAGCAGATGGTGGCGGCCCACGTTGCGGCTGGCCTTGAGCATCTCGTGCACCTGGCGGAAACGTGCCTCACTGGACAGCCGCAGGACGATGTTGGGGTCCAGTGCGGTGCCGATGGCTTCGGCGATCTGCGTGGACTTGAGCGTCTTGCCCCGGTCATCAGTGCCTTCCATGCCCAGGACGTAGGGCCTGATGATCAGGATGTCCTTGCCTTCGGCACGGATGCGCTCCTGCAGGTCTTCGGCCAGCGTGCTCTTGCCCGCGCCACTTTCCCCCACCACTGCGATGAAGCCATGGTGGTTGGCACAGTCCATCAAAGCGGCGCGCACGTAGCGCACGCAGGGGGTCTGGAAGACATCGGCCGGTGTTTGTATGTCATCCACGAATGGATTGCGGGGCAGTTTGAAGTGCTTGCGGGTCTCGGGCTTGAGGCCTTCGGAAACCAGTAACATGTTGTCTTCCTTCTCAGTTTCAGTAACGGGACTTTGGGGATCGGCTCCGGCGAGGTACGAACTCGTCGGGGCCAACTTTTTGGCTACTGGGAAATAGCCGGATTTGGGGCGTAGATCGACCCGAGAGGCACCGGGTGTTGCACCCTTGTCGCCCTGATCGCCAGCCCCCGGGGGATTAGCCCCTTGCTGGGCCTCTTCAGGCCCGAACAACTCTTGCCAGACAGCGCGGGTTGCCGCGTCCATGCTTTGATACCGTCCTGATCGGAGACGTTTGATCGTGTCGGTCGAAAGGCCAGTTGCCCGCGACATCTCCTTCTTTGTCTTACCTTCGAGCGTCATCCCATGGATCACGCGTACAGCGTCTGGGGTCAGCTTGCGTGCGACGAGTACTTCGGTCATACCCCACCCCCAGCAACAACACGCAGTCCGGTGCGCACCGTCAGGCGGGCCTGCAGGGCCTCCAGCTCGTTCTCTGGCACACCATCGGGGTACAGGCTGCGCAGGGTGGATACCAGCTCGGAGTTGAGTTCCAGGCCCATGGCCACCAGGGCTTGTGCGGCTTCAAACTGGGTCAGGGTGCGCACCGGCAGCGGTGTGCTGCTGGTGGTCACTGCGGGCACCAAATCTGTTCCCCGCTTGGGTAATGTGGTGGGCAGCACGGTTTCCCGCATTTCCTTGAATGGCTTGATGCGGCCCCCAAACGGCACCGTCTTGGCGCGGCGCTTGGCGTCGGCTTCCTCGTCCGTACTGGCATCCATGGCAATGCGCTTGACCAGCTTGCGGTTGGTGTCGGCCAGCGTGTCGGGCAAGCTTCTGTAGTCCTCGCCAATGACTGCGGCGGCGCCGTCGATGCGGAAGCCGTCCTCACCACGGATCACCAGTGGCACGCTGTGCAGCAGCTCGTGGCCATCTGCATCGATGTCGATGATGCAGGCGCAGTTGGCGTCATAGGGGTTGTAGGTGACCTTCAGTTTTTCACCCACCATGACACCCGGCACGGTGCTTACGTCAACCTCGCGGCTCTTGAACGAAACTGTCAAGAAGTCCGACACCACGCGCAGCTCAGGCTCGTGCGTGAGCAGGTCCTGGCACAGGTCCACCGGTGGGGCAATCCGCAGTTGTTCCTCCTGAATGCTGAGCCACTGCTGGGTACGCGTGCGGCCGTGGCGGCTGTGGACCTCGGTGGCATTGAAGAAGCGGGACCAGCAACGTGCGTTGTCGTTCAGTTCCTCCAGGCTGCCCACTGGCGCCACCAGCTTCAAGGCGCTTTCAAAGTAGCGCTCCACAATGTCTTGTGTCTTTTCCACCTGGCCGGTGGCGCGGGCATTGCCGGGCGCGTGGGCGATAGTTTGCACATCCAGGCGGCGCGCCAGGTTGGTGAACAGGCCGCTGGTGTTGGCGCTGCCCATATCCATCATCAAGATCAACGGAACGCCGTGGAACGGGTCGTCATCGCGCTGCTGAATGGCGGCAATGAAGCTTTCCGCCAGGTTGATTCCGCTCTCGGCACCAAGCACATAGTGCAGGAAGATGGAGCCGCTGTTGTGGTCTGTCACCACATAGCGCCACACACGGTCGGCCTCAATGCGCTTCAGGTTGGCAGGCTTGTTCTTGTAGAACTGCTCGCGTGGCATCACCTGCAGGCCCGCCTCATTTGGCGTACGGGCGTTCAGGTAGTACAGCACGCACAGGGACGCATCAATCTGCCAGACATGGTTTGGGTGCAGACTGCGCAATTCAATGGCGGGAGCCGGCTGCAGGAGCTGGTCAGGATGCAAGCCCAGCACGCGCAGGGCACGGCTGATGGCGCTGTCACTCAATGGCCTGATCTCGCCGGAGGCTGCATCAATGTATTCGGCCCGCACCTGACCACTGGTGCGCAGCAAGCGCACTGCGCGGCCTATGCTCAGCAGTCGCTTGGCATTCTTGCGGTGGCTTTCCATCAGCAAGGCGCTGATCAGTTCAGCCTCTTTTCTGTCCAGGCTGACCGTGCCCGCATCGCTGCGCTGGCGGCGTTGGGGCCGCACGCTGACCTTCTTCAACTGGCGGTACACCGTGGCACGCGACTTGCCCAGTTCTTTACAAGCTTGGTTCACGATGTCCCCCTTGGTGCCACGCCCCAGGGCAGATGTGGCTTGAGCCACTTGCACCAGGCGTTGAATGCTTGAGGCGTTGATGGATGGCATGCTTCATTTCCCAGTTGCCACAGCCTTCTTGGGTGCCCACTGGACCACCTGGGCGGCCAGCTCCTGGTCTTTCGCGCTGCTCACGTCCGGCAAATTGAACTCGGCGCGCAGGGCTTTCAGGTTTGCCTGTATCTGACCCACCAGTCCTGCCATGAAAACACTGTGGTCTTCCTCATCGTGATTCTTGATCGCTATGAGAGCCTGGCGAAGCTCACCATGGATACAGCCGTTGGCATCGTGCATGAAATCAGTTGCCTCTTTATGCAGTTCCGCCAGAACAACGTCAGGTGGAGCAGCCTGCACCCGTTTGAGCTTGGCGCGCAACTTGTCTGCTGCCGCGTTTTTGTCGGCGATCACGGCCTCTCTGGCCTTGACTTCTTCTCTGGCATCGGTGGCATCGTCCTGGGCCTGCGCCAGTTGCGCGGCCAGGTCTTCAATGATGGCTACCACTTCCGCCTTGCCTTCCGCCTGGATGGCTTCTGCCACGGCGGTGCGCTGGGCATCGGGGAGACTGCGAATCAGGCGAAGTTGTTTGCGGTTGAGGCCGAGTCGGTTGGCTGCATCGTAAGCACCATCACCAAGTGCCCGCAATGTCAGGCTTTCCTCGTTCATGGCCTTGTAGCCAACGCCAAAGACCATCCTGCAGAAGTCTTCGATGTTTTCTGCCACGGCAGAAGTTCCATCGGCCTGCAATATCGCTAACTCTTTGAATTTATTGGATTCTTTGATTTCCGCGAACAGCTTGATTTCTGCCACGGCAGAAAACTGACGGGTTACTTGGGCCATTTGAATGCCGCCAACTTGGCGGCCAAGGTCAAATATTCCAGCTTCGTGTGCCTGTCGCTCTGCAATGCCATCGGCGCGCATCTGCACCATTGCTCCTGAAATCTTGGTTTGGTCAAGGCTGGGGTCGATCACATCAACAACGTCAGCTTTTTTGGGTTTGCGTCCTGCGGTCATAGGTGCCTTCATCAGTCGGGGTTACGGGAAAAACGTTGTTTGGACTCCTCAAGACGGCGCTCAGCGCGGTCAATAGAGGTCCAGACCTTGATTGCCTGTTGCGGCAACCGGGGGGTCAGTCGGCATGCGCCAGTCGCTTCGTCGCGCTCGGCAACACCGGCCTTGACCAGGTTGTGCATGTCGCGGGTCACAATGGCTGCCGAGCAGCCCATGGTCTTGGCCAGTGCACTGGGTGAATAGCCATTGACTGCGTCGCCAAACAGCACCAGTACCAGCTTGATCAGCCGTTGCTGCGATTCGTTGGTGTAGTTGGTGGTCGGATTGCTCTTCATGCGACGCCACCATTGGTTGCTTTTTTCTTGCTTGCTTTGGTGCCGCCAAACAGTTCGTTCACCACCGAAGAGTACTGTGCGTATGTCATGGGTTTGACGGCGAAACGCTTGGTTCGTTGTGCTACCACCAGACCCAGTTCGCGCACCAAAGCACGCTCCATATTTGCCTGCAGGTGCCTCGCCAACTTGCCCGGTGGAATGACGATGTCACCATACGCCGTGCCAACGGTGAAGCCGCGTGCCATATCTGGAACCTGCTTTGCCAGGGCATAGGAAATGTGTTGTTCGTCCATTCTCAAAACTCCAGTTCGGGGGTGGCAAACTGCGCCACGTTTTGTTGGTGGTAGGCCATCTGCTCCAGGTGCAAGCGCAGGGCATCCAAGGTCTCGGCTGGGTTACTTCCGTTGGTTGCGTAGAAGTCGGTCAACAGTTGCAAGGCGCTGGCGAAGCCGGAGTTGATCTCGACCATGTCGCCGCCGGTGGCCTTGCGTCCGATTGGCATGTCCACCAACAGCTTGTTGTCGCTGGCGGCCATCCAGCGCTTCACCAGACCAATGCCGCAGGCATGTTCGTACGCTGGCAAGAGCACCAATGGCATGCGGCCGTTGGCGATCCACTTGTAAAGGGACCAATGGTCGACCTCGCCCATACGCTCTGCGATGCGCTCAATGCTCAGGTTATGGCGCTCAAGGGCAAAGTCCTTGTCGCCCTGCAGCGCATCACGCAGAGTGGGCGGCTGATAACGCTTCCAATTGCGACGGATCATTGGAAGGCCCCCCCGGAAGTTGCAGAAACGGTTCCCAAACAAATAGCCGGATTGGGACTGGTGCTGCCGACACACGACAGATACAGTTTGGGCAACACGTTGAGCAGGGAGCCGCAGATATGCCAAACCACACTGAAACCACGAGCTGGACGGTTCCAGAAGCGCTGGGCGTTGCCTTCCAGTCCTTTACGCAGCGCTTTGGTGCTGATCTGCTGTGGCAGGGCTTTGAGGCGCTGACCACGAAGCGCGAGCACACCATGGCCGTGCACCAGGCACTGGAGCGCGATCTTGATCAATACCTGGGACATGCGCTGAATGCGCAGGGCGCCAACCTGGTGATCTGGATGGCCAACGCCAGGAGCAAGCCGGACAATGCCGAGCTGCTGAAGCACTGCGCCGTACGCTGGTGGCTGGCCCGCGACGACCTGCTGCGCAAGCCTGCCGGAACGCGCGTGCCCTGCGTTTACGCGGAGGGTGCTACTGACCATGTTGCCCTCCAGGTTCTGACTCAAATGCTTTACCGTGGAAGTGCCCCTGATACAGAGCCGCCTGTAACTGGCCAAACTCCAAGGACTCGGGGGTGACCACGATGCCAAGGCGCTCACGCATGGACTTGATGGTCTGTTCGGCGCTGAATATGCCGTCGTCGTACAGAGCCAAGTCTTGGGCCAGGCCAGTCAGGCCGGGTGGGCACTTTTGGAATGCGTCGTCTCGCGCCTGCTGGACGATGGGGCGCAGGTGGTTGATGCGCTCAATGGCCTGTGCCAAGGTGAGCTGCGGAATGGCGCCGGCTGGGTTTTTCATGGGGTTAAGATCGACGGGACCAAGTGTTAATTTGGTGTTAATGGGGTTTGACTAGGTCGGTGGGTTTCACAGCGCGAGAAGCTTCTCTGCTACTTCACGGCCAGCGCCGAAAGTGGCCTTGTTGACGCCGCGCATGACATTGCTGACGGTGTAGTAGGCGTAGCCGTGGGTTGCTGCCCATTGCTTGAGAGTGGTGTTGCGCTGACGCAGCTTGTGCTTGATGTCGTTGGCGCGCTGGGTATCGATGACGATTTGCATGGCGGCTCCTTGTCGCGGCTGTCGAATTGATTGGTTTTTATTGGGTTGGTGTGATTGTAGTGGAATTATTCCACCTGTAAAGGAAATATGAATATTTCACCTGTTTCTTCACTTTTGAAGGAGGTGATGGCTGTTTGCGGCCTCAAGCAAAAAGACCTCGCCGACGTACTTGGTGTCCCGCTGGACAGAGTGAAAAGCCTTACGTCTGGCAAGGTAAAAAAGCTTGATCCCGACGAAACCCGCCGCTTGGTTCAGACGCTCAATCTGAATGCGCACTGGCTGGCAACTGGCACTGGTGAGATGTTCAATTCCGTTGGCGGCGAGCAGGTGGGAGCCATGCTTACGCAGCTCAAGCTCAGTGCCACACGCGTGGCGGAAATGGATTTGGACGAAGAGGACTCCATGGCCGCGCGGGACATTGCCATGGGCGTCAACGCAGGCAAACAAGACGTCGTTGTCAGTGCCATTCAGCGATTGCGCAAAGAACTGCCACCAGACGAGCAAATGCTGTTGGACACCTACCGCCGCTGCACGCGCGAGGCTAAGGCGAATCTGATTCAGACGGCTGCACTACTGTCCGCAGGACTGCCTGGGCAGCCCGTGCCTCAAACACCGGCGATGGGCAACAACAACCAGGTCAACTCAGCGCCTGGTGCGGTGCAAATCAAAGGGACAGGCAATTTCGTAATGCCCAGGCGAAAGTAGTTTTTTAATGAAAGGAAGGGAGTGATAAGTGAGCGAAGAAGAAAACAAGCCTCAACAACACAACAGCGGTCAGGGTTCGGTCCAAGTAACAGGGGACGGTAATTTCATCTTGCATTTAGACCCAACGTTGACCAGCCTTGCAGAGTCGCAGATGCAGGCTGCGTTCTATCAGGCAACGGGCATCTATTGCTCCAAAGAGGCTCGGATCGACCTTGAGTCATTGCTGGACGACCATGGCTTCACGGTGCGTGAACTCAAGCGGGTTTGGAACTCGGGAGCAATGTCGCACAACCGCCAAGCGGATGCCTTCGAGTTCCACTCGCGTGGGCTTGACCTCATGATCGGCTGGCTAGGATGGTTAGTCCTTTCGATGGGCCTCTGGGTGTATGGGACAGACTACATTGACCAAGCCTTTCAAACACACGTGATGCGATCAGCAGCGTTCATGGTGGGACTCGTGGCATATGCGGCCGGCCTGTCACTTTTCTTCTATGCATTCATCTGGCCACAGCGCATTGCTACGCGGGTCAGGCATGCAGTGTTGGATGAGGCTGTAACAGGTTTAAATGGGCAAGACTTGCCAGCAGCAGCATGACTCGACACCGCTAAGATTTCGAAAAGAATTTCTTACTAGGGAGGATCAAAATGAAACTGTTCACTACGCTGTTATTTACAGCTTTTCTGCCGTGTCTCGGTTTATCTGGGTGCGCGTACAACGGTCAGAATTACAACGACCCCATCGTTAGGCTCAGAAACGCGTCGTTGTATACAGTAGCGGACTACTACCAGGACGTGAAGAGTTATTTGCAGTCCAACACCGAGGACGATGTAATGGAAAAGGCAAAGACGGCTACTGCATCCATCCTGAAAGACCCGGACAGTGCAAAGTTTCGCAACGTTCGTATCGTTCGATATTTAGAGGGAAAGGTTGTTTGCGGAGAGGTCAACGGCAAGAACTCCTACGGTGGTTATGCAGGGTTTACTCCTTTTGTGGCAAGCCAGAATGCGTCGACGCTCTTTCATACCGACTCAAAATACCCGGAGGTGCAGGAAGCGAGCAATGCAGGTATTACCGCAGCTTGTCGGTAGTCAAGCTATGCCAGGCGCGTTCTCATGTTCCTGAAGCCCGTTGAAGCGCTCGCCCTTGCCTTCCTAGTCGCGATAGCGATACCGGCAGACGCCCGCATCCTGCGCTCCAAAGCGGCCGTGGCTGAGTTCAAGCGCTCACAACCATGCCCAGTGAACGGGGCCAAGCGCGGGGCCTGCCCGGGATGGGAGGTGGATCACATCGTTCCGCTGTGTGGTGGCGGACCAGATACAACTGCCAACCTCCAATGGTTGACGGTGATCGAACATAAGAAGAAGACGAAGTTGGATGTGATGAAGTGCAGACGCAATCCAGGGAGGAAAAGCGCGACATGGCAACTACTGATGTAACCAAGCACTGCAGAGATCGGGCGTTCTACGCTTACGGAACCTACAGGATTTTTGAACAACGTGCACTCGGACTTCGATGGAAGCGCAACGCGATTACGTTCCTCGGGATCCTTGTCCCTGTTGTCGTTGGGAGCCTGATTTTGTCGTTCGGAACAATGCCAAAGATACTCCCCTATATCCTTGCTCTGGCCGGCATCGTTGGCACGGTGCAATTGGTTATGTCAGTTTGGTCTCTGGTAGCACGCTGGGATGAGCAGCACTCCTATGCCACGTCTGCAATGCTTGCCAATACTCGTCTTTTCAACTCTTGGGAAAAGCTGGCCAATAGCGCTCCGAATATTTCGCCTCAAATGCATGCTGAGCTGGAAGCAGAAGACGGCCGACAAGAGCAAGCCGACCTGGCTCAGCACATCACGCCGAAGGAAAAGCGATTCGCTATGCGCGCTAGTCTTCAACATATGGGGCTGCCCTGTGCAACGTGCGGCATCAAACCGACGTCTATGGAGCCTTCAAGTTGTGACATTTGTGGAAATTTCTAAAGGAGGACAGGTATGGACCCGAAAGTAAGGTTGGTTTTAAACGGTTTTTTTGAGCTAACCGACACCCAAAGAGCGGCCGCTGCGGCTGAGATGAACAAGTTCATCAACGGGACAGCACAAGTGCGTGATTTGCTACACAAGTCACTCAGCGAGAGTTCGGATCCTAATTTTGGTAGGAAGTCTCAGGCGGCAGTAAATTTCGGCCCCGCCCCGGGTGGGTGCCCATGCTGTGGCAGGTAGCACGGTCTTCGGTCAATGCCGTGCTCAACCACGGCGGAGGCGGGTGACCAGGGTGTTGACGCACCCCGGGCATTCGCCCTGTCTTTTTTATCCGCGTCAACCTTCCAGGTCGTTGTGGACGCGCTCAATCTTTACGGTCCAATCGCCCACGGGTTCACCTGAAAAGTTGATGCCTTCCAGCGTCACATCCACTTGTCCCGCATTGGACTCGACCATCATTTCAATGAGGGTCATCAACGCCGAGGAGTAGACCGGACGATCCAGGCGAACAGATGCGGATTTGAGTGCTTCCGCCCACTTGCGAACCTACATGCCGATAACGGCATCAAATGGGCTCAACTCTTCGGCCAGGTGCTGACGCAGCGTGTAGCCCTCTAGCTCCCACAGCTTGTCGCGTGCGGCGCTGAGCGCCTTGTCTACGGCGAATTTCTGACCAAGTTCTTTATCGAAGTTTTCCTTGGATACGCAGGCCGAGTGACCGGTTGCCAGGTAGAACTCTGCATCCAAAAACGCATGATAGAAGGTACTGGTTCCCAGGGTATTGAACGTGAACTGCACTCGCTCCATGAGTAGGTCGATTCGGTCGGGCGTTACGCGCGGAGCGGTGAGGCCCTTCTGCTGGATCTCCTGTTCAATGCTGGCGTCAGACGATGAGGGGGTGCTTGTTGTGCTCATGTTCAATTACTCGGGTTCAGGCGTATGGCGGTTTCAACTACGTGACGCGGTATCTGGCGTCTGAAGCGGATCACCGCTGTGCGCAAGTACTCAGCCTGTTTTGGTGTCAGTTCACGGTCGGGCTGATTGGCAACCATGAGCCCCATATTTCTGGCAAATCGCTTGGTCCCGATTCCCGGGGCAAAGGTGACCGCACTCAAGGCGGTCGCCATGGCGATTTGCTCTTCGGTCATTGACAGGAGAAAGACCGGGATGGGCTATGTGCTCGGGCACATGCGCCAGGACTGGGTGACCACCGGGCGCTCGCGCTTGGCAATGCGCAGCACAAATTCCTTGGCGCGCACATAGGCAACGGCTTCAGGCTGGGCAGGCTGCTTGGTGGCCATGGCCATGAAGCCATCAACCAACAGGTTTTTGAAGGCCCGACAGGTAACGTAGGCCGTCTTCGCCACATGGGCGACGGACGACACCAGCAAACTGCCGACCGCGATGGCACATGCAAACGCCAGACTCAGGAAACCCCGGAACGATTTTTTCATGGTGAACCTTTCAGATTGTTTGCCGTGGCTAACAGCGGAAGCCCTCGCCATAGCGGGAGGCTTCCAGTTTCGGAGCTTGCGCACCAGCCTAATAACTGAAGCACTTCATTTATCGTAGTTCGCGCGCGCGCGGCACAGTCGCGGCATGAACACTTCAAAGCCCCCACTCCATAAGCGCCTGCCGCGCCTCAGCGGCTGGTTTCTCATCACGGTGTTGCTGCTGGCCTGCGTGTGGGCAATTGCCCCGCACCAGTTGCCTGTGAGCCTGTACAAGTTGAGCCTGGTGTCGCTTGCGGCCGTGGTTGGTTACTGGCTGGACCGGTCCATCTTTCCGTATGCGCGGCCTGATGGCTTCCTGCAGGAGGACGTGGAACAGGAGACGATCAAGCTGGGGCAGAAGGGTGAATACGAGGCCAGCATCAATGTGATGGATCGCACGATGCTACTGATGGCCGGCGTGTCCATGCTGCGCAGGGCAGTCATCATCGGATGCGCGATGCTGACCATGGGTCTGGGGGCGTAACGTGGCCATCACGATGCATTGGCCACAGTGGGTATTTGTCGCGCTGGTCATTTTCATGACCTTCAACGCAGTGCTGCCTCCGGTTGATTGGCGGGAGATTGCGGTCAAGCTCTTCATTTGGGGCGGACTGACCATAGTTCTGTTTCTCGGTGGATTTTTCTCGCAGGCATGCGCGCAACAGGTGCCATCGAACGCCGCCCGCTACCGTGCAGACCTGGTACGCACCGCCCATTCCCAATGGGGTCTGGATGCCCCAGTTGCCGCGCTGGCTGCCCAGGTGCACCAGGAGAGCGGCTGGAACCCTTCCGCCGTGAGTCAGGTTGGTGCAGTGGGCATGGGGCAGTTCATGCCCACCACAGCCACGTGGTGGTGCCAGCTCAACAACATGACAGCCGATCAATGCCAGCCACGCAATCCGGTCTGGGCGTTGCAGGCTTTGGTGGGATACGACAAGTGGCTGCATGACCGTGTTCGCGGCGCTGACGGCCGCAACCGCTTTGCCTTTGCTCTGTCCGCCTACAACGGTGGCCTTGGGTGGGTGAACCGCGACAAGGCACTGGCGTCGGGTAAGGGGCTCGACCCGCTGGTGTGGTTTGGCTCGGTGGACCAGGTGAACGCGGGTCGGACAGCCGCTGCCTGGAAAGAAAACCGAGCCTACCCCAAACGCATCATCCAAGTGCTGCAGCCGCTCTACCTGTCGTGGGGGCCCGGCGTATGAGCAGCTCCATCCTAACCCTACCCAAGTTGATCCTGGCCGGCGCCGCCCTGGTCGCGGCAGGCAGTGTTGTCTGGCACACGGCGCAAGCGCCGCTTCTGGTCAAACTGGCCGAGGCTGACCGCGATCGCACTCGACAACTACTGCGCGCCAGTGAGGACGCCATCAACCGCCTGCAGGTGGCCAACGCCCGTGGCGATGAACTGACCCAGACGCTACTGCAGCGTGAGGACCAAATCAACCAACTTTCTCGGGAGAAACACGATGCCATCGCCAAAGCTACCACTGGCCGCCCTTGTCTTGGCGTGCCTGCTCTGCGCTTGCTCAACAGCTCCGCAGGGCTCCACGTCGCAGGTATGTCCTCGGCCTCCAGCAGCACTCCTGCAGCGGGTGCAGCCGTTGCCGCCCATCCCGACGACCAAGACATCAGCGCCTCGGACGCCGACATCGCCGGGTGGTCTATCGATGCAGGAGCGCAGTACGAGGTCTGCCGAGGCCGGCTTGACGCCTTGATTGACTGGCATCCGAATCCGCCCGCTCCGACTTCACCCGCACTTGGCGATCGCACCCCATGAGCATTGAACTGAACATTGCCAACCTGATCGCCATTGCCATTGCAATCCTGGGCTGTATTGCAACGCTGATCAAGGTCATTGCCGTGCTGTTTGAGCGCAGCATCAAGAGCGATCTGAAGACGCGCTTTGAGACGCTGGACGCCAGCGCCAAGGGCCACTACGAGCAGATCAATCTGCGGCTGTCGTCATTGGACACTGCCTATAAGCAGGACGCCGCCCAGTGGCAGCGTGTGGAGCGCGAGCTGCTCACCCTCAAGGCGGACCTCCCACTCCATTACGTCCGGCGCGAGGACTACATACGCGGCCAGAGCATCCTTGAAAACAAGATTGATGGGCTGGGCCTCAAGTTGGAAAACGCCCAGCTTCGGGCCATCGCAAAACTCTCTTAACCAGGAAGGCACCCATGCATCCACAAATTGACCATGCCCGCATTCGCCGTGAGGGCCTGCGCTGGCTGATTCTGCTCACGCTCAACAATGCCCGCCCAATTGGTGCCTATGAAGGCTTGGTGCTATCGGTCGCCCGCAGTGAGTATCCCGATGCCACGGAGCTGGAGCTGCGCCGCGAGTTGGACTACCTGCACGACCGTGAGCTGGTGAAGGTTGACAAGCAACCGAACGGCCGGTGGCATTGCGAGCTGACGCGCATCGGCGTTGATGTTGCCGAGTACACGGTGCCTTGCGAACCAGGCATTGCACGCCCGGAAAAGTACTGGTAACCCATGGGCCGCAAATCCACCATTTCGCGCCTGCCTGCAGACGTCAAGGCCTATATCGAGGGCAAGCTGGCCGAGGGCCGCCTGACACTTGATGAGCTGATCGGCGACCTGCGCAATCGCTTCCCGCAGCAGGCCCAGTTGGGCGAGCTGCCGAGCCGCGCTGCCGTGCACCGCTACGGCCAGAAGCTGGACCGGCGCCTGTCGGCGATCAAGGCCAGCACCGAGGCAGCCAAGCTGATCCGTGCACAGGCCGGCGACGACCAGGACGCCCGCAGCGAAGCGTTGACCGCGATGATCCAGACCGAGCTGTTTGAAGCGATCTTGCAGCTGCAGGAGGCAGACGACCCCGACATGGACCCGGGCGAGCGCGTGGGCATGCTGTCGTCGGCCGCGAAGAACATCGCCACGCTGACCCGCTCCAGCGTGAACCTGAAACAGTTCCAGGCGAAGGTGGAAGACGAAACCCGCAAGCGTCTGATGGAAGAGCAGCGCGCCAAGCTGGATGCCATGGGCAGCAAGGGCGGCGTGACCGAAGAGACCAAGAGGGCTATCCGCGAGGCCCTTGGCATCACGTAGGCAGCCCATGAAATTCAAAGGCAACGCCCAAATCATCCCGGCAAACCGGGAGGGTATCTTCCTACCGTTTCAAAGCCGCTGGATACAGGACGATTCACGCCTGAAGCTGATGGAGAAGTCGCGCCAGATCGGGCTGAGCTGGTCTACCGCCTACGCGGCCGATGAACGCACTGCGGCACAGGGTGCCCGCAACGACCAGTGGGTGAGCAGCCGCGATGACCTGCAGGCACGCCTGTTCATTGAAGACTGCAAGATGTGGGCGAGCATCATGAATCTGGCCGCCAAGGATCTGGGTGAGATTGTGCTGGACCCCAAGGACCGGATCAGCGCCTACGTGATTGAGTTTGCCAGCGGCAAGCGTATCCACTCCATGAGCAGCAACCCGGATGCCCAGGCGGGCAAGCGCGGCGGGCGCATCTTGGACGAATTTGCCCTGCACCCCGATCCACGCAAGCTGTGGTCCATTGCCTACCCAGGTATTACCTGGGGCGGAAACATGGAGGTGATCAGCACGCACCGGGGGTCGTACAACTTTTTCAACCAGCTGGTGCGCGAGGCGCGTGAGAAGGGCAACCCCAAGAAAATAAGCTTGCACCGTGTGACGCTGCAGGACGCGCTGGACCAAGGTTTCCTGTTCAAGCTGCAGCAGATGCTGCCGGCAGACGATGAGCGCCAGGCCATGAACGAGGCCGCCTACTTTGACTTCATCCGCAAAGGCTGTGCTGATGAAGAGTCGTTCCAGCAAGAGTACATGTGCAACCCGGCTGACGACGATGCCAAGTTCCTGGAATACGCGCTGATCGACGCCTGCCAATACAGCTCCGGCATGGACTGGAAGCTCCGAGGCGGCGGCCGGTTGTTCTGTGGGATCGACATCGGTCGCAAGCATGACTTGACGGTGATTTGGGTGTTTGAGCAGATTGGCGATGTGCTGTACACCCGGCACGTCGAAGCCTTGCGCGCCATGCGCAAGAGCGCCCAGGAGGCCATCATTTGGCCTTGGATTGAATTGTGCGATCGCACTTGCATTGATGCCACTGGCCTGGGCATTGGCTGGGCAGATGACGCCCAGGACAAATTTGGTGAGCACCGCGTGGAGGCAGTCACGTTCACGGCCCAGGTGAAGGAAGCCATGGCCTATGCGGTACGCGGCGACATGGAAGACCGGGCCATGCGCATTCCCTATGACCCAGCGATCACCGCCGACCTGCGCAAGGTGCAAAAGGTTGTAACTGCGGCCGGCAATGTGCGTTTCGTTGCCGAGTCATCGGAAGACGGACACGCTGACCACTTTTGGGCTTTGGCTCTGGCCAAGCACGCAGCGGCCAACCCATCGGCCCCTATCGAATTCACCAGCAGCGGCATGCCACGCGGCTATGACGTACAAGGATTTATGTAATGGCCCCCAAGTCCACCACACCCAAACCGACCATGGCCCCCGAACTTGACACCGAGTTCGCCAGCCGCCTGCGCGATCCGTTCGAGACCGCCTACATGGGGGTTATTCGTACCAATGACCCTCTGCTGCTGGAACGCGGCAATGGCGGTAGCCAGGCCTATGCCCTGTATCACGACCTGATCCGCGATGGAAAGGTCTTTAGCGGCATGCAAAAGCGTGGCCTGGCCGTCATTGGCAAGCCCTGGCAGGTGGAGTCCTCGGCGCCTGGTGAGGCAGGCGCAAAGGATGTGGAGATTGTCTCCAGCATGCTCAAGCGCTTGAACTTCGACACGCTGAGCCTGGAGCTGCTCAATGCCCTGCTGATCGGGTTTGTACCATCCGAGATTGTTTGGACCGTTCGGGACGGTCTGATCGTTCCAGACCGTATTTTGATGCGCGACCAACGGCGCTTTGTGTATGTTCAGGCGGGTGAGAACACGCCACCGTCCCTCAATCTGCTGACCCGCGCCAACATGCTGACCGGTGAGCCGGTACCGGATCGAAAGTTTATGGTGCACCGAGTGAATCGGCGCGATGACAACCCGTATGGAACTGGGTTGGGTCTGCAGCTGTATTGGCCCGTTTTCTTCAAGCGCAAGGGCATCGTGGCGTGGAACAAACTCAACGACAGATTCGGCTCGCCAACTCCGCACGGCAAATATCCGCGGAATGCCGGTGCAAAGGAGAAGTCGACGCTGTTTGAAGCCCTAAAGGCCATGAATAACGACGGCGTTTTGATGACGCCCGAGGGCATGGACATTGCGCTGCTGGAGAGCAAGTTGACCGGCTCCATTACCACCCAGCAGGCGCTGTGTGAGTACATGGATGACTGGATCATGGAGGTGCTGCTGGGTCAGTCGCCACGCGGCAAAGGAGGCGGCGCCATGGCGGCCTCCAGCAATGAGCGCGAGGATGTTCGCGTGGAGCTGTCGCAGGCCGACTCCGACCTGTTGAGTGAGACCATCAACAGCACCTTGCTGGCTTGGTTCTGCGACTACAACGGGCTGAGCCCTTGCCGCGTGTACCGCGTCATCAAGAAGGCCGAAGACCTCAAGGCCGCCAGCGAGACCGACAAGAACGTGTCGAGCATGGGCTTCAAGATGACGATCGAAGGCGTGAAGGCCAAGTATGGCGAGCACTGGGAGGTTGCATCCGCTCCACCAGGTGGGAAATCCAACACGGGCGACCCGGGCGCCAACTTTTCTGAGCCTGCAACTGGCGCATCCGCCGACCCCGTCGACCCAACGAAGGCCGACACCGATGAGCTGATGCAATCCAGCGCGCCGGAATGGGCCGCCATGGTCGGGAAGCTGCAGGATCTGGTCGATGGCGCGACGGACGTTACCCAGTTGCAGCAGGCCATCACACAGGCCTATGGCGGCCTGGACACCGAGCAGCTCGTGAAGTTGATGGCCGCCGCCATGGCGCTGGCTGAATTGAAGGGTATGGACGCATCTGAGGCGGAGCATGACTGACGCGCAGATACTTGAAGCGCGAGCCGCCTTCGTCAAGAAGATCAAGAAGGACGAGGAATTTAGCGACGCGTGGCAAAAAACATCGCTCAAACAGCACTGGACTGGTGCACTGCGCGGATTTGCTTCTGACGGCCTCCAGCGGCGATGGGAGGATTTCCTAGCGGGCTGGAAAGCCGCCCGGGCTGAGGTTTGACCGTGAGCGATCAGACCAGCAGTTTGAATGTCGGGTTCGGTACACCGTTCCAGGCGCAGATCGACTTCCTACGCCAGAAGCTGCGCCTGCCCACTGAGCGCTGGGATGATATTCAGCGCAGTGCGCACGATCGCGCCTTCATCGTGGCCGGCGCGGCCAAGGCCGATCTGCTGGCCGATCTACACCAGGCAGTCATCGACCGTGCCACTGATGGCGCCGGCCTGAAAGCCTTCCAGCGTGACTTCAAGGACATCGTGTCCAAGCACGGATGGACCGGCTGGACTGGTGAAGGCACCAAGGCCGGCGAGGCATGGCGCACGCGGGTGATTTTTCAGACGAACATGGCCACCAGCTACGCGGCAGGGCGATATCGCCAGATGACTGACCCGGAGGTGGTCAAGCTCCACCCGTTCTGGCGCTACATCCACAGCGATAGCGTGTTGCACCCGCGTGCCGAGCATCTGGCCTGGCATGGTGTGACCCTTCCAGTCGAGCATCCGTTCTGGAAGACCCACTTCGCACCGAACGGCTGGGGTTGCCAATGCCGCATCACTTCCGTAAGCCGCAAGGAAGGCCTGGCCAGCGTCCAGGCCGGCCTCGGCGAGCCGCCCGAGGGCTGGGACAAGGTCGACCCGAAGACCGGCGCCCAGGTGGGGATCGACAAGGGCTTTGACTACGCCCCAGGTGCCAATACGGACACGCCGCTGCGCCAGATGGTGCAGGACAAGCTGATCAACTACCCCGATGCGATCACCCGGGCGCTGACGGTGGACGTGAACCGCTACATCAACGCCTCGTCGGCGCCAGTGGACTATGTTCGCGAGGTGTTGGCCGATGGTTCACGCACCGATCCGCTATGGCTGGGTTTCGTTGAGGATTACCAGGCCGTCAATGAGCAGATCGGCGCCGACGTGAAGGGCTACATGGTGCTGCTGCCGGCTGACGCGGTGCGCCATGTTCATACCCATCATGAATGGGATGGCGGTTCCCAGCGACCGGCGACTGCCGATGACTTTGCAAACCTGGGCGACGTGCTGAACAACGCAGACCGGCTTCGACCTGGCACGCCGGAGAACGGGCATGAGCGCGTGGTGGCCACGAAAGTGATTGCTGGGGAGACCTATCGGGCGGTGTTTGAGGCGCGAACAGGCAAAAAAAACAGGGCCTTGGCCCTGGTGACACTGGCGATCAAGACCGCCCGGTAGAGAAAACTCGCGCCCGCCCGACCTATACGTCCAAAACGAAACCGGTTCATACGCCCGGGAGTCGATGGGTGCGAGAACCCAAATTTTAAGGGAAAAGGTACACCATGTCATCTTTCAATGTCGAAGTGAACGACCAGGGCGCAAGGGCCGCTCTGCAGTCGTTGTCCGCCCGCGTGCACAACATGGCTCCCGTGTTCCACGCCATCGGTGAGGGCATAGTTGAACGTACCAAGCATCGGTTTGACACCAGTTCAGCACCGGACGGCACGCCCTGGAAGGCCAACAGCGCCACCACGCTGAAAATGCTCGCCACCCGCTTGGCCGGTGTCAAGAGCAACCGCAAGAAAGACGGCAGCTTGAACGCCAGGGGAGCCCGGGCGCTGGCCGGCAAGAAGCCGCTGATCGACTCTGGATTCCTGCGCCAGCAGATCGTCCAAAATGCGACGCCAACGGCGCTAACCGTCGAGGCCACTGCGCTGTATGCGGCGATGCACCAGTTTGGCGGAACCACCGCTGCAAACAGCATGATCCCCGGAAAGAATATTCCGGCCCGCCCATATCTCCCGATCTACCAGGACGGCACCCTTTACCCACAGGAGCGGGATTTGATCTTGGCCGAGATCAACGGCTACTTGCTGGAAGGGCTGCAATGAACCGCCGCGAACACCTCCTCAATATCCTGGCCGAGGAATGCACGGAAGTCGTTGGGCGGGTCAGCAAGGCGCTGCGCTTCGGCCTTGACGAGGTCCAGCCTGGCCAGTCCCTGAGCAACCGTCAGCGAATCATGGTTGAAGTGAACGACGTCTATGCCATTCTGAAGATGCTCAACGACGAAGGGGTTATTGATCCGACGCCTGATATGGCGGCAATCGATGTGAAGGTCGCAAAGGTGGAGCGCTTCTTGGAATACTCGCGGGACTGTGGGACGCTCGTTCCCTGATTGGCCCGCTTCGGCTCCCGATAATTGGGCTGAAATCTCCAAGCCCCGCTATTTTCGTGACAAGAAAGTGATTTTTGTGAACTTGTCCCGCTACGTGGACCAAAGTTTCCGAAAATCTCGATTTATCGCGCCTCTACCCCTTTGAATATCTCAACTCCCTTCAGGAGAGTGGGGAAAGTGAGGAAGCCGCCTGCTAAGGCAAAGAACCTTAAAAAGCCGCAATCCCCGTCTGCGCCCGTCCCAGAATCAGCGCATGGATGTCATGCGTCCCTTCATACGTATTAACAACTTCGAGATTGACCAAATGCCGCGCCACCCCGAACTCATCGGAGATGCCATTGCCCCCCATCATGTCCCGCGCCAGCCGGGCAATGTCCAGTGACTTGCCACAGCTGTTGCGCTTCAGGATCGAGGTAATTTCCACCGACGCCGTGCCCTCGTCCTTCATCCGCCCCAACCGCAGGCAGCCCTGCAGGCCCAGGGAGATTTCGGTCTGCATGTCGGCCAGCTTTTTCTGGATCAACTGGTTGGCAGCCAGAGGCTTGCCGAACTGCTTGCGGTCCATGGTGTACTGGCGGGCACGCAGCCAGCAGTCTTCGGCGGCACCCAATGCACCCCAGGCGATGCCGTAGCGGGCACTGTTCAGGCAGGTGAACGGACCTTTGAGGCCGCGCACCTCGGGGAAGGCGTTTTCTTCGGGGCAGAACACGGCGTCCATGACGATCTCGCCGGTGATGGAAGCGCGCAGGCCGACCTTGCCGTGGATGGCGGGGGCGCTCAAACCCTTCATGCCCTTTTCCAGCACGAAGCCGCGGATCGGGCCGACTTGGCCGCCCTCACTCACTTCCTTAGCCCAGACGACAAACACGTCGGCAATCGGGCTGTTGGATATCCACATTTTGGATCCCGTGAGCTTGTAGCCGCCGGCCACCTTGTAGGCACGGGTGGCCATGGAGCCGGGGTCGGAACCGTGGTCGGGCTCGGTCAGACCGAAGCAGCCAATCCATTCACCGGTGGCCAGCTTGGGCAGGTATTTACTCCGCTGCGCTTCGGTGCCGAATTCGAAGATCGGCACCATGACCAGGGAGGACTGCACGCTCATCATGGAGCGGTAACCGGAATCAACCCGCTCCACCTCGCGGGCGATCAGACCATACGCGACGTAATTCAGGCCGGGGCCGCCGTACTGTTCGGGGATTGTGGGGCCGAGCAGGCCCAACTCGCCCATCTCGCGGAAGATGGCGGGGTCGGTCGTGCCATCACGAAACGCCTGGGTCACGCGGGGTGCCAGCTTGTCCTGGCAATAGGCGGCGGCGGCATCGCGCACCATGCGCTCGTCGTCGCTGAGCTGGGCGTCCAGCAAAAAGGGGTCTTGCCAATTGAATGCTGCGTGGGCCAT